TCAACAAATTCAAGTGGAGTAAAAAGACTAAACTTAAAAGGTTTGGTAGAATATAAACTTATGTTTGAGGAAGGACACGAATTTTACCGTGAACTTGCCAAATTAGAAGGGTATAAAAATTTCGATTTCGTAATCGGTGATGATGAAGGAAATTGGATGTTTGCAACAAAATCTGACGGTTCATTCCGTGGTTTTACAGGTGGACATACAACTCCAGAATTAACAAAAAGAAAATCACCAGGAGCTGATGCTGAACAAAAATCTTTCTTAGTGCAATTCTTAGATAGATTAGAATGGGATAAAAATTATTCTATTGTTCATCAATCACCATTAGGTTTTTCTCCAAGTGATGTACCTTCTGTTAATGGTGCTAATTTAGCATTTGACGCAGTACCAACTGCATCTGATACTACATTAACAGTATCGGCTGTGCTTAGTGGTGATGAATCAACAGCAGTAGAAGGTTTAGCAATTGCTAACTTTACTTATACGGTTGAAGGTGCTACGGAAGTACCGTCAGCAATAGCTGAAAGTACTCCTGGAGTATATACACTTACAGTTGCCTCTCTTGTTACGACAGAAACTATCACAATAGATTTATGGGATGGAAGTTTGAATGTGGATGTTACCGATTTAGGTGGTGTTCTTTATCGTTCAGAAGTTCTTGCAACAACCGTTGTGTAACTTTTTAAAGTTAAATGATTGAATTAAAAAATCCTTGCATTAGTTTGTAAGGATTTTTTTTGTACCTTTACAAAAGTTTACAACTCTACTTACGTAAACGGCTTCGATGCCACATTTTACCCACCTTGGGTTTTTTATATACAATTTCAACAAAATCAAATGGCATCATTAGACTCATATATAACGGAATTAACATTCTTTTCAGATAATCTTAGGATTATAGTTACCGAAATAGGTAAGAAAAAAGAACGCTTTATTGTTGAAATGCAAAATACCAGATTGTTGGGTTTTGGTACAGATTCTAAGAACAAACCTATTGGATCTTATTCTGCATATACAAAAAAACAAAAAAAAAAAAACGGATTAACATCAAGCCATGTAACTTTAAATGATACAGGAGATTGGTATAAAGATATGTTTGTAGATGGACATGAGGAATTACTTTTAGAAAATAAAGATACTTTTTTAACAAGTAAATTGATGAATGGTGGAGGGGAAGGTCAAAATCCAGCATACGGACAAAACATAGTAGGATTAACAGAACCCGAAACTACAATACTAACAGAGCAAGTAATAGAGCCTGAATTGCAAAAGATAATTAATAAATTACCGGGAATAATAGATATATGATAACACATAAGAGTTGCACTACTTTACCTATATATAACTTCTATAAAGCTACTTCTTTTAATGATTTACGTTTTTTAATAATGGGTTTTTCAGAGTGGGATGGTACGAACACACATGACAAAATGAAGGAAGATCCCAACCTTAAAACAATATTAAAAGATATACTAATTGAATATGCAGTTTTAACTTTTGATAAGAAGCAATTAAGATTAAAGAAATTAGATTACGAATATAAATTTTTAGTAGGACAATATAATGTAGTAATAAAGATATTAGATGTATTTAAAAGTAGTGATTTGCTTGAAGTTTTAGAAGTCTTAAATGATGTTGATGATTTCAGTTTTGATATTGAGAAACCAATTAATATACAAATAGAAGGTATTGTAAAAAAAATAAAGATTCTAAAGAATAAGATTAATATTAAAAGAATTAATATTGAGAAATTAAGTGGAATAGATAAGGATGATGATAAAAAACAAACTCCTGAAGATATAATGATTCAATTAGATAAAATTGCATTATCATTAGAAACTGGATTAGAATTAGGTTATAGAATAGATACAAAAACAACAACAGTTGAGAGATGGGTGAACTTGCTTTCTATGAGTAAACAAAAATCCGATGCGTTGGCAAAAAATTAGAAGATTATGAGTGTTATTAATATAGAGGTTAAACAAGCATTAGACAGGGTTAAGTTGTTAGTAGGTGAACTTGCTAAATTAAAAACTTCTGCTAGTGATATTGCAGTAGTTTCGCAAGAGTCATTTGCTAAATTAGCTGCAGCTGCTGGAAAATTAGAAAAAAAAGTTAAAAAAACATCAGACGCATACACGTTATTATCTAATTCTGTAAAAAAAGCAGAGCGTGAAGCCCAAAACTTAATAATTACCCAAGGTAAAGGAAGTGAACAAACTTCTAAAGCAATAAGAAAATTTAGAGAGTTAAGAGATAAATTAAAAGGTGTTAATTCTACTGCGAATAAAACAGCTACTGCATACGAAAGATTAGCATCTGCAACTAAGAGAGCAGAATTAGCAGCAAAGGAATTAGTAATAACAAAAGGGAAGGAAAGCGCAGTAGCACAAAAATCAATTGCACGATATAGAAAATTAAAAACTGAATTAGATAAAGTAAACGCTTCTACTAAAAAAGCAACAAATGCAACACAAAAAGCAACAAACGCTCAAAAGAAATATAATAAAACTTCAAAAACAACAGGTCTGTCTATTCGATCGTTATTAGGCGCATTAGGTTTTGCAGGATTAGCAGTTGGGATTATTAATGTTGTTAAAAACGTACTAAAATTAACTGTTAAGTTTGAATCGTTAGGTTTTGCAATTAAACAAACAGCAGGAAGTTTATGGGAAGCTGGAAGGTCAACAAGTTTCTTATTAGAATTAAATCAAAGATTTGGAGCAGATTTAGTATCAACAACAGAGCGTTGGTTAAAGTTTAGGACTGCTGCAAGGCAATCAGGATTAACTTTATTAGCTACTAAAAAAATATTTGAAAGTGTAACGAAGGCATCTTCAGTTTTAGGATTACGTACAGATGAGTTAAGAGGTGTTTATTTAGCATTAGAGCAAATGTTATCTAAAGGTAAAGTTACAACGGAGGAATTAAGACGACAATTAGGTGAGAGACTTCCTGGTGCTATGGGTATTATGGCAGCCTCTATGGGGGTTTCAATAAGAGAACTTGATAAGATGCTTAAAAAAGGAGAAGTTCTTTCAGCAGAAGTATTGCCTGCGTTTGCAGAAGCATTAGAAATGGCGTACGGAATTGAATCTTTAGAAACAGTTAATAATTTAGCAACTTCTATTGGTAAAATGGAGGGTGCTTGGCAAAGTTTTGTGTTATATGCTGTAAATTCAGGAGGCACACTTGGAAAAGTAATGCAAACTCTTTTAACTGAAATGACATCAACTTTGAATTATTGGATGAAATTCTTCGCAAGTGATGAGATGAAAATTAAGTTTGATATAATGATGAATGAAGCATCATTTAAAAAGAATTTAAAAACAACCGCAGATTTATTAACTGGAGCAGGAGATGAAATTATTGCACTTAATGAAGAAATTGAAAATAAGAAATTAGAATTAATAGGGAATACAGCTAAAAAACAAAAACAAATTAACTTAGATTTAGAAGTTCTTGAAAAGCAAAAAGTTGAAGCGGGGAAAAGATCATTAGAAAAACAAGAGAAAATTGCAGCAGCAGGATTTAAAGATGCTGAAATTGCATATAAAGAAGATTTAAAAGAATATGAAGCAGCAGTAAAAGCTAAGGGTGATTTAGAAAAAGATGTAAGAGATAATTCTCGTAGTGGTATAGGTTTATTTAAAGATGTAAATAAGGATTTAAAAGAAACAAGAATAGAGCTTGTAAAAACATCAGTAGCATATAATGTACATAGAGAATTAATTGAAAGTTCGACTGCGACCACAACACCTGGAGGTGATGACGAATCCACAAGTAAGAAAATTAGAATGGCAAGGGAGTTTAGTGAAACTAATAAACTACTTATAGGACAATTAAAAGAACAAATACGCCTTAGAAAAGAACTCGCTAAAGACCAACCCGGAGGTCTTGCTGACCGTATTGATATGTCTTTTGAAAATGCTGAAGATTTAAATAGAATAAACCAACTTGAAACAGAGGATAAACATAAAGCTAATGAAACGTGGCTTAAAAACGAGGGAATAAAACTTGATGAAAATTTAAAAAAACACGAAGATAATGCAAAGGATTTAGCAGAACAGGGTATTCAGAACGATTTACAAAGAGAAACTAATCAAAAAATATTTAACGAAAAAGAGAAGTTAATTGACCAAGACCATCAAAAACAATTACAAAAGAATCTTGAAATAGGGAACAAGGAATGGGAAGCGATAATTAACGACAGATTCGGTGCAGTACAGCGTGGTTATGATAAAGACGAGGCTGAGCAATTAAAATCTCTTAAGAAAAAACTACAGAACGTTCAAAAAGGCTCAAATAAAGAAAAAGAAATCCTTCTTGAAATTGCACAAATTGAAGTTAAATACTATAATCTAAAGATTGATATAGAGATAGACAAGTTAAACCGTAAGTTAAAATATGTTGATTCATTAGAGCAGGAAAAAGCATTACTTGAAGAGATAGCTACACTTGAAGCAGGAAAGAAATTAGATCCTTCCAAAGGTCAGAACACAGGTGACTCTACTGTTGACCCTGATTTTGCATCTACATTTTCTCAATTAGCAAATGCGTCACAAGCCTTTAATGATGAAATAGCAGGTTTTGCTGACCAAATATTTCAAAATAGAATTGATAATATTGATAAGGAAATTGATGCTGAAACAGAAAAATACGATAGATTATTAGAACTTGCTAAAAATGACGAGGCAGAAACAAAAGTAATTGAACGTAACAAAGCATTAAGATTAAAACAATTAGAGGCTAAAAAGAGAAAAGAACAAATAAAACAAGCTAAGTTAAATAAAGCATTAGCTATAAATCAAGCGATAACAAGCACGGCTGTTGGTATAGTAAATGCGTTAACAACACAACCTGTTTGGTTAGGTATAGCAATGGCTGCATTAGTAGGTGCTGCTGGTTTAGCTCAGATAGCAACAATTGCAGCAACACCAATACCAAGTTTTGCAACGGGTGGTATAATGGGTCACGATGGTATGGCGTTAATTAATGATGGTGGAAATAAGGAGTATGTTGAAAGAAATGGTCGTATATTGTCAACAGGAAATGAGAACGCATTAGTTAACTTACAAAAAGGCGATGTTATTCATAAAAATTATGACGATATGATCGCTAAGAGTATGTTAATGAATGGTTATTTAGGTGGCACTCATAGTGATGGAGGTGGATATAATTACGATGGAATAGAAAACGCAATAGACAAAGGTTTTAAGCGTGCTAAGATAAATAATAATATATCCGTTCTTAACGAACAAAATAGTTATAAGGAACAAATATCAACTTGGAATTAGATGTCAGATAGTAGAAACGAAAATAGTGATTACGTACGATTTGTATTACAATACGAAAGCGAAAACTCATTGGTTTTAGATAAGAGTCCAGAGGGTTGGGACGAGGATGCTTTGGAAATAGTTAGAAACACAAAGTACCACGGGATTACAACACAATTCACAAACGGTCTTAAATTCATAGGTAGAGCAAAGGACTTTATAAATGACGCTTATAGTAAGGGTGGATTAAATGGTAATATGTATTTAATAAAATATACATTACGTAAGAATGCGGTTTACGACACAAGTTCTTTTAGTGAGGGTAATGTACCCGATATTGCTTGGGAGGAAAGATATAGAGGTTTAGCCGACTTTAAAACAAAAAAAGAAAAGGATGGTAAGGTTGAATTAAACTTCAATTCCGATGAGTTAGAGGATATTATTAAATCACACGAAAGCGATGATTTTGAATTAGATAGAAAGGAAAGTATTGGCTATACGGGTTATGATTCCGAGTTTGGGGATTTGTCTTATTTCAGTCAACAAAATATGCTTATAAAGGGGCGGAATATATCGGCAAGTGGCGAGGCAAGGGGAGTGGCTATGCCAAGTGGCACTCCTGAATATGGTAGTGCCGACCCTGATTCATTTATCTTAACTATACCAACCGAATTTGTAACTAAAGGTTTTGATAGGCACGTTGAGGTCACGTCGGCAACGTGGGATATTAGTAACCCATTATCGTTACAAGAAAAGTTTATTTATGATGATAGTGAAATACAAATATTATCAAATGCGATACTTAGATTTGAGATTGATATAAAAGCAACAGTTAGATTGTTTTCTCCTCCTCAAGGGACACACATCCCAAAGGTTAAATTAGGATTATTTAAAGCAAGTTTTTCTAACACAGAGGGTGGTAGATATATTTATCAAACATATTCCTCTGGAATTCCAATAGCATCAATTACTTTAGATGATGATTTTCCTTATAACACAGAGGGCGAATATATCGGAACTATTGATATGAATTTTCCACCACCCGTTGGGGCGGAGTTGACAGATTACAAAACGGGATGGTATATAGGTTTTCAGTTTACGGAAACGGTTGGAATAGGAATTATTCCCTTTGCCCCACATTGGCAATTTTCAACTTATAATATTAAGATAACCGAAACTACGGTTTATGATGCTATGAACGAAACCTATAAGTTTTCACACTTAAACGATATAGGTTCAAGGTTATTAGAAATAATGACGGGTAAAAGTCACAAGTTTTATTCTAAGTTTTTAGGTAGGGATAAAAGTAACTGGCCTTCGGTCGCTTCTGGAGCGCCACCGCTTTACCAAGATTATGATTACGTAGAAACGGGTGAAGCGGGGGATGTTGCGGTAATTCACGGATTGGCTTTAAGGAGGTTTGAGGACGTTAATAAACTTTATAAGTCAATTACAACAAGTTTTAAGAATTATGTTAAAGTATTACAATCAACTTTTAATGTAGGTTTAGGTGTTGAGTCGTCTAAGTATGGTCAAAGAGTTAGGATTGAAAAATTGGAATATTTTTACCGAGATGATATAGCGGTTAAGTTACCGTATCAAGTAAGTAACACATCAAGACAAACCGAACCTAAAATGTTTTTATCATCGGCAACATTAGGGGCGGATAAAGGTGGGGAATATGAATTAGGTATTGGTTTAGATGAACCCAATATTAAAACTAAATATGTTTTACCTTTACAAAAAACGGATAATAAGTACGAAAAGACATCAAAGTATAGGAGTGACGATATTGGCATGGAACAATTACGGAGACGACCATATTGGTTGAATGAAACCGAGGATAGAACGGGAGATGAACATATATGGCTTTTAGACTTAACTGAATTAGATATAGAAAGCGAGGCGTTTCATCAATTGGATTGGCAAGACGTTTTAGCGTCACAACCAACGGGTATTTTAAATCCCGATAGTTATAGGAGCTGGAGGTTCACGCCAAAACGTTGTTTAATGCGTCACGAATGGGTTTTACGTGCGGGTATGGAACATAACGTCTATATGAATAATAAAGTGTCTATATCGTCCACAAATGCGAATGTGAACCTATCAACACAATATACCGAAGAATTAACACCCGTTGCAGAAAGTGAACCTATTATTGTTCGTAATATGGAAAGACCAAGGTTGCTCCCCGAAATAATTAAATTTACACATCCTATCGATGATGATTTATATGATTTAATATTAGGAAAAACAACGGTTCGTATTGGGGGGGAAGACGAGCAGGTGCCGAATTGGTATTTTAAGTTTCAATGGATAAATGAGGAGGGCGAATTTGAAACAGGTTACTTGAAGTCGTTTAAACCTAAAAAAAATGAGTTTGAATTTTATAAAGCAAATGAAAAGCTAATATTTAATTAAAATAATAAAGTAAGATATGTCAGCAGCAGTAAAAGCACAAATAATAATTACATTTAGAAGGGATGCTCTAAATGGGGAATCTCTTTCATTCGATAGAACTAACACGGCTTTGGTTGGGGACATCACTATGAAATCAACATTTGTTACTACGGGTCGTATAAAGAATGGAGAAATACCGCTGACGGCTAATACGGGTACGGATGGAGAGGCTGAGGCTATTGGGTATGAAAGATACTTTAACTTAGATTTTAATACAGCAAAGCTAATGACATTAACCCGATTGGTAAATGTTATAACAATTGATATTAATGTACCTTGGAACTTAGAAAATTTTACAACAACGAACGACCCCGTTACAAGTATTACGGATTTTGTTACAAGAGTAGAAAAGGATGGCGGAGCGGTAGAATCATCAACTTGTATAGATGGTTTAAGTATCCCGTCGGCAACATCATCTAAAAGTAATTATACGCCAGATAGGTTTCAATTAACAAGTGCAGCGTTAGCTATCCACCCAACAACGCCTTGTGATACGGTTGATGTTGATATATTTACGAGCGTACAAGCTACGGGTTATAGCTTACAATATGGTTCGGGTCTTTCCCAAACTGATGTAATAGCCGTTAGCACTAACCCATTTACGGTAACAATAGATAGGCTTATGCCAACAGCGGTTTTTATACATAAAACAGGAAGTGCATCAATAAACGTTTCATTAGAACAATGGAATGAACCACGTTTTTATTTTAATAAAATCGGGAACAACAATGTAAACATACATATAATACCGAATGCGTTTAGTGGTGCGACTATAAATGTAAATGTAAATTACTTGACACAACTAACACCAAGACCTGATGTAAATACACTAACTTATAGTTTAGATGGTGTTAATTATGTAACAACCACATCTTGGACGGGGCAAGTTGGAGGGAATTATACCGTTTATGTAAAAGATAGTTTAGGCTGTGTTTTTCAAAAAGCGTTTGTAGTACCCGCTGGTATAGAAAGCCGTAGTGCTGTTTTTGAAATATCGGAAAGGAATAGCTTAACGTTCTCTAAGAACGAGGTCTGGGATGGTTTACAAGATGGTATCCATAAAAATCAAGACAACGTGTTGGCTCTTACTGATATACAGGATTTTTTGTATGATGAAAGAGTAATACTTAGGGATACGGATAATATTAGAATACAATTTAAGTCTAATTACACAGACCACAACATAAGTGTTTTAAATTGCGAGGATGGCGCTACGGGATATACGCCTACGGTTGAAAAAATGTCAAACAACTTAGACCAATTTGAAAGTTTAGATTGTACGTTACACAGTATTAATCCTTACACCTCGAGGGCAGGGATATATTTCACTACGGGTAACCGATACAATGAAGCGGGAACGGATATAGGCGATTATGAATTGTTTGGTAACTTACCCGATTCAGCTATTGTAGGAAACTTTATTGACTTAGGTGCTACGTATGGGGTTAGGGAGGTAATTGATTTAATATACGATAGGGATTTAGATAAAAGGTTAATGGTTTTTAATATGGTTTATTCAAGTGATACCGATATAGATATTAAAATGAAGTCATATTTTGACTTATTACCATTTGAGGTTTATGAGTTTAATTTAGCTATCGGGTCGCCTATTTTAAAACCAGAGGATAATTCTTTTAGAGTAAAAATACAATGTCTGCATAACGCATATACCGAAATAAATCATTATTCGGAATATGTACACGTAATAGAATCAACGGAATCGTATGATTATAGTAAATATATTGCTATTGATTATTACGGGACTAATAATAGAAAAGTATTTTATCTTTACGGAATAAAACATTTTATGAGAGCGGAAATTGAATCAATGAACGTTATTATAGATGATAGTAATGAGATTGTAAAAGGAGATTTATCTACCTATTTATCCGAATCTGTTGTCAACAAAGGTGTTGCAATTAAATTTGCGGATGTTACTTATAGGGTAATGATGAAATTATCTTTAGCTTTATCGAGCGAAAACTTATTCATTAATGGATTAGGATTTGTTAAGAAAGAAAGTTTAGAGGTTGAACCGATAGCTAATACAAATTTATATAGTGTTGGATGTCAATTACTAAGTACGAATAAAAACTTTAATAGTAGTGCAAATGACCAAATTGGAAACGACGAGGGTTATAGCACGCTTTACATACCAAGAATATTGGGAGCTAATAATAAAAATATTAAAATAATTTAACTATGAGTGCAAGAATAGATAACCAAGTAAGTCAAAATGCGTCTGCAATACAAACGCTAATTGATAACGCACAAAGCATAAACGAAATGCCCGTGCTTAGTCCAGCGATTGATAACGCTGATTTATTTGTCTTACAAATAACGTCAACGGGGCAAACCGTAAGCTGTACGGCACAACAGGTAATGGACTTATTTGAATCAACACAATCGGGACTTGTAGTGAAAGTTGGTACACCCGTGAATAACCAAATAGGTATTTGGACGGGCGATGGAACGCTTGAGGGAGATGCGAAAGTAACTTTTGATGGTACTGATTTCTTAGTTGACGGGCGGATAATAACCAAGTCATATTGTGTTTTTAGAAATGGCGTAATTGACCTTACATTA